GTGAGAATGTAAAGCATGTATTTAAGTATCCGTTCGAACAATTAAAATGTCATAGAGTTACGGCATATACAGAAACGGACAACAAAAGTGCAAATAAGATACTAAAACAACTCGGTTTTAAGCACGAAGGGACAATGCGTGAGATTGGAGAAAATCAAAAAGACGCAAACATCTATGGTATGCTACAACGAGAATGTAAATGGTTAGGAGATTAACATGGGCAAACCAAGTGTTTCAGCAGGTCCACCACCTGTAGATTACGCAGCAGAAACAAAAGCGCGTGAAGAAGAACAAGCAAAAATGGATGCAGAATTAGAGCAAGAAAAACAACAACTACTTACACGACAAGCAGAAGGACGTAAGTCATTAATGCTTACTGGTGGAGAAGGTGTACAAGAAGAAGGCACTATTCAGAAAAAATCCTTGCTTGGCAGTTCTACTAAAGTTGTTTAGGAGGTCAAATGATTGATCAGATTATTAAGCGACTAAATAGATTAGAATCACAAAAAAGTACGTGGGAAGATCATTGGCAAGAAATACTTGATTATGTCATGCCACGTAAAGCAGAAGTAACAGTAGATTATGAACGTGGTCAAAAACGTACAGAAAAATTATTTGATTCTACTGCTATACATGCCAACACATTACTGGCAGCATCACTACAAGGTACATTAACATCAGCATCATTGCCATGGTTTCATCTACGTGCGCGTAATGAGAATCTAAATAATGATCGTGCTGTACAAGTATGGTTAGAAGATTGCCGTAATCGTATGCTTAAGGCATTTAATGGTTCTAACTTTAATACTGAAGTACACGAGTTTTATCTTGACATTTGTTCTACTGGCACAGCGTGTATTGAAACAGAAGAAACAGATACAGGTTTTACATTTAGAACATTACACATTACAGAATACTTTATATCAGAAGATCGTAACGGTAAGATCGATACATTATTCCGTAAATTTGAATACACAGCACGTCAAGCCATGCAAAAGTTTGGCAAAGATGTATTAAGTGATAAGATTAAAGAAGCATTTGATAACAATCCTGACAAAAAATTTACATTTGTTCATGTTGTCATGCCAGCAAAAGAATATCACGGATCGTATAAAACTAAATTACCTTATTTAAGTTTATATATTGAGAAAGATACTAAGAACCTTGTAAAAGAGGGCGGATATAACGAAATGCCATATTTGGTAACACGTTGGTCTAAAGCATCAGGTGAAACTTACGGTAGATCTCCCGCGTACAACGCATTGCCAGATATTAAGACACTTAACAAAGCAGTAGAGTTAGGTCTAAAAGCATGGGCAAAAGCAATTGATCCACCATTATTAGTAGAAGATGACGGTGTTATTGGTCGTGTTAAGACATCACCAGCAGGATTAACTGTTGTTAGACGTGATGGTGCTATTAAGCCGTTAAATACTAATGCAAGATTTGATGTATCTGATATGCGTGAGAATGAATTACGTAATGCTATTAAGCAAGCGTTTTTCTCAGACCAATTAGAATTGCAACAAGGTCCACAAATGACAGCGACTGAAGTACAAGTGCGTTATGAATTAATGCAAAGACTACTTGGTCCAACATTAGGACGTTTCCAAACAGAGTTTCTTAATCCGTTAATTGAACGTTGTTTTAATATTTTAGATAGACAAGGACTTCTTGCTCCAGCACCAGATAGCGTAGCAGGAACAAGTATTGATATTGAATATGTTGGTCCACTAGCAAGATCACAACGTATGGAAGAAGCAACGGCTGTAGAAAGATTGTATGAGATGGCAGCGCAACTTGCTCAGGTTGCACCACAGATTATGGACAATATTGATCATGACGCAGCAATTAGATCTCGTGCAGAGTTACTTGGTGTTCCTAAGAACATTATGCGTGGTATGGACGAAGTACAACAACAACGTCAGCAACAGGCAGAACAACAAGCACAAATGCAACAAATGCAACAAGCACAGATGGCAGCCCAGTCAGTAGGTCAAGCAGCGCCAGCAGTACAGAATGCTGC